CAGTCGAGCAAGCTGTGTTTGAGCAAGCGCATCGCGCTCAAGTTTTTGAAGTGTTTTTGTGTCTTCAAGTTTTTTAGCTAAAGCTTGATCTTCAATAAAAAATATATCACCAATCTGTGCTATTTTTGAAATAGCGTTAGTGCGCTCTGCATCAAATATCTCTTTTTGAGAATTGGCATTTGACTTAAGTAAGTCTCCTGCTTCTTTAGCACTTGTCTGAGCTTGTTCTATGAATTGTTGTCCTAAAGCTTGTGCTTCTTCAATCCTACCAGTATCTTGTTGATTGAATGCTAAATATTCCTTAACTGCTGCAACAAAAGCGCCAGAGTTTAAAGCATTTACTCCCTCAAAAAATGATTTAAAACCAGCGATAACAGCAGCATTTGCATTGTTTTGAGTCTCAAATAGCTTTTCACGACGATCTATATCTCTAAGAGCATCACCAGCTGTTTTGAGGTCAATACCAAAACGTTGTTTGAGTAAATCACGTTCATTATTAATTTTTTGAATTTCAATGTTTTGTCTTTGATCTAAAAGCTCTTTTTCGCGAAGATTAGCTATTTGAGCTTGTTGATCTCTTTTTTCTATATTTAAATCATCGAATATCAGCTGGACTTTTCTCGCACCAATAACTGCTAATTCGTTTTGAAAAGTTCTTTCAGCTAGGTCTACTTGCTCTCGTTGTATATCATCTGCCTGTGCTCTTTCAAGATCAATTAAAGACTTTCTTAATTCAAAAGCTTCTCTTGAAGTTGTACGAGGATCTTCAAGTTGACGAGCGACTCTCGAAGCCAACTGAGCCGATTCTACCTCACGACCAGCCTCATTTTGAGATAGTTGAGCATTAAACTGAATGTCAGCAATATCTCGTTGTATCTGAAGTTCTTGATTTTTAAGATCATTCAGTCTTTGCTGGGCTGAGAACTGATCTTCATTAGCCTTTGTAATTTGTTTAGCTAAATCAAATCGTTTTTCATCTATATTAACAGATCGTTCAAGAGCTTCAATTTGAGCTTTTTGCGTAGCCTGATCTAAAGCTAACTTGTTTTGTAGCTCAAGTAACTCAGTTTGTTCACGAAGCTTATCAAGTTGATTTTGAAGTTGGACTTCTCTTATTTTCTCTTTTGCTATAATTTTTTCACTGGTTTGGAGAATTTTTAAGATTCGACCCGCTGTTGCTTTAACAACTAAATCATTTAACAAAGCTTTATCAACTATTTCTTGATTAAGTTCAATCTGCTCAGTTAAAAACCTACCTTGTCCAAGGTAAACTTGAACTCCTTTTTTAAGGAGATCATTAAATCTATTTGCTTGACTTACTTGATCTTTGAATTCTTTTGTTGTCTTAAAAGTGTTATTTAACAGATCAAATTGATTATTTGAAATCTCTTGAGTGTTCTTAGCTAAGTTTCCTGATGAGTTTACAAGACCTTTAAAAACTGCAGTATCTAATGCTTTAACATCTCCTCCAAAAGCTCCTCTAAGTCCTTTAGTTAAATTTTCAAGAGTCCTAATTGTATCTCTGCGTTCAGTTAATTTATCTAACTCTTCATTAAGTTCAGCTATTTCTTTTTTAGAACCTTTACCTGATAATTGAAGTTCAATTAACTGATCTTTTACACCTGATACTTGTTGTGAAAGTTTTTCTGCGCTTGTAGCTCCTCTATCAAAGGCTTCATTAGCTGATTTCAATGTTTGTTCGGCGATTGCAGCAGATACAACAAAATCTCTCTCAGCTTCAGTTAGAGCGTTCAAATCAACTTGTCCATCTCCTAATCGTTTAATTTCTAAACCTAAAACAGAGATAGAGTCCCCACCTTTCAGTGCAAAAGAATCAAGGTCACTTAAAGTTTCAACTAGCTGTCCAGTGGGAATACCAGTAGCTGCTGATAATTGCCCTACAAAAACCTCTAGGTTTGGCCCTATTGCCTCTAAGGTTTGTTCATAATTTCTTAAAATTTGTAACTGAATTTGAAGTTCTGTTGCAGCTTCTCCAATGGCAGTTTTGAGTTCGTCAGTAATTCTTTTTCTTTCTTTTTCAATCTTAATTTCAGAGGCTGCTTCAAGCACAAGATTACCTTCTACAATAGCTCTTTTTTTAAGAGCTTCTATTAAAGCTTCTTGACGGTTGATAGCTTCATCAATCTGAGAGGTGTCTCTACCAAAACTCTCAAGTCTTTCTCTTTGGCGTTCTAAAGCATTTATTGATCTTTCAGAATTCTTAATTGCAGCGTTTACTCCGTCCAGTAGCCTTACATCTCTAGTAATATCCGCTGTATCTCTTATGGGTTGTAAAGTTTCTTCTACTGTGTTTCTTAAATTTTCAAGTTGAGTTCCAGAAGCTCCAAGACCTTTTGCAAAAGATTCTAAAGACTTTGATCCATCAATTGTAGCAATACCTAACCCAATAATTCCGTCTGTTAAGTTTTCTGTACTTTCAGCAGCTAATCCTAAAAATTCAGCTACAGCTCCTATTACATCTTTACCAATAAGTTGTCCTACTAATTGAGCTACTGCTGTTAGAGTACCAATCACTACTAAAGCACGGTTTAAAAATACAAAAGCTGTGCTTAAAGCTTTTACTGAGCCTGTTAAAGCAATAGAAGCAAAATTAAGTGCTTTGGTTCTAATGGTAGCATTTTTAGCTGCATTTGTGTAGGAGTCAGTTATTTTTTTTGCATCAGAAAATGCTTGAGAATTTTCTCTGCCCGCTGCAGTTAGTTGTTTTTGCGCTTTTGTTAATACATCAATATCATCCGATCTTTGTCCTGGTGTTAAAGTCTCACCAGATAAAAATCTACGTCTTGCTGCTGCAGCACCAGAAGACACTTCTCTTGTGAGTCCACGTTGAAATCCCGCTTCACCTCCTAAACGCTGTGCAGCAGGTCTTTTTTTAACCTCTTCATTTAACCTTTGTTGATCATCTATAATACTTTGAGTAGTTTTCTTTGAAGCTTCAGAGCGAGCTGCTAAGTCATCAGCATATTTTGCTGTTGCATTTAAACTTGCTCCGACAAAACCACCTAAAAGGGAGATAGCTTTTCCAAATACTAATGATAAAATACCCCCAAATACTAACAACACATTACCAAAATCATTTTTAAAGAAATTTACAATTGGTTGTAAAACATCAGCTATAAGCTGTCCAAACTCAATAGCAAGTGTTTGAATTGACGCTTGAAGTTGCTCTAATGATTTTTGAGTTGTACCTGATACAGTATCAATATTGCTAAACTTTTTTTCACCCTCTTCTATAACAGCGTTGACAAAAGCTTGACGACGCTCAAAATTTGTTAACTGAGAGGCAGCTATATTTAATTTTGCAGCATAAGCTTCTACTGCAGGATCAATTCTAGCAAAAATACCAAGTTCATCTAACAGTTCTGGTTCAAGCTTTGCAGCACCTCGAACTACTCTCTGTAGTGAGTCTGTTAAATTGCGTCCTAACGCACGAGAAGCTCCCAAAGAAACTGCAGTTAATCGTTCAATTTGGTCTGAATTAAAACCAGAGGAAAGTGCGATGTTAATGTTTTGAGCAGCTTCTGAAAGCTCTAACTGACCTTGAGTTATTTTTTGAACTTGAGCTAAGATTTTTGGACCAGATTGACCAATTTCAAGAGCAAGAGTTTTAGTGCCTTGAACAATGGTTTCAGCCCGAGCTGCACGAGCTAAAGCATCAAATGCAGCCTGTAAAGCAAAAACGGTGGCAGCTGCGCCTGCGTAGGCTGCAACTAGTCCACCGAGACCTGATGCTTGGGCTGAGAATTGGCGTCCAGCTGACGCAGAGGCTTGACCAAGACGAGTTTGAGCACGACCTACTCGTTCTGTGTCTTTAGCAACTTTGTTGGCACCTTTTTGGGTAAATTGTGTTTCAACAATTTGTTTAATTTTACCGCCAGCCACTTATTTTCCTCTCTGAACCTTTGCTAAAGATTCACGTTGTTTAGCTTTATCACTATAATACTTGGACATCTCTGTTTCCGCAACCTTTAAAAGTTCAAATACTGTTTTACGATCACTAATTTCATAAATGTCCATTATAGTTCCAAGACCACTATAATCTTTACCTAACCAAGTTCCACTCATTCCATCCCAGTTATCTGGTAGTGCATTAAGTAACACAAGTGCATGTTGCGCTTCTACAGGTAAATCAGATGGGTCTTTTGGAAGTTGATCTTCATCAATTTCCCAGCCCATCTGTTCACACATTTCAATATATTGCTCAGAATTCATACCTCCAGCATGTAAAGAGTTCTGGAGGTATTCAATTAGTTTTTTGCTGCTTCGTCAGCTTTCTTTTTTGAAAACTGCTCAAAATCATTCATTGCATCTGTAATAAATTGATCAAAAATAGAAGACGACTTAAGTAAGTCAATGGCTTCTTCTTCTGAATATTCAACTTCTTCATTTACATCAGCACCTGAAATATCAACTGGAAGTAACATTGGTAAGTGTTCTACTTTTAGTCCACGCCAGCCCATGATAGCTTTACCTGCATAGGCTTCTAAAAAACGATCATTATCGATTTCTTCTTCCCGTTGACGGGTCCGTTTATTAAATTTGAAAGTTAGTGATTGATTGCGAATTTTTAATAAATCTTCCCTTGCTAGAAAGCGAAGATGTACCTCGAAACCATCAATATCTGGAAAAGGAATCCAGCTAGTAGTTTCTTTTGCAATAAGATTTTTAATTTTACTCATGATTTCCCCTCATAAAATACGAGTGCCTATCACATATCTGCTTCTCAAAGGTGAGGGGGAACCTTGATTTGCAAGTGATAGGCACTCTTCTGGTTAAAAAGTGTTAGTGTTCCCCCTCAGAAACACTTAATTATTAAGACTTCTTAGCGAACATCGTCATTTCTCCGCCTCCACCCTTATTGGCAGTAGTTTCTTGACCAACAAAGTTGACTGACATTGAAATCACATCTTCAACTGCTAGCGCAGGAAATTCAAACTGTACCGCATCCATTTGAAAAGCAACGTATGGAGCAGTTGTTCCACCTATAATAAGGTTAGCATTTGAAGTTTGTGCTGACGCTGTGCGTGAGTCGTTCTGAATATTTCTTAAAAATTGAGCTGATTCATTATCTCCAGCACGAAGATACATAGTAGCTGAACCTGTCACAGCACGTGTACCAGTAAACTGACCAATCGGCTCGTTAAGGTTAGCGAGTTCTTCAGGTGTTAAGTAGGTAATATTGTTGTTATAGTCAAAGCTCAGTGCTGTAACTGGGAATGTGTACTTAACATCTGATCCACCAGCGCTCGGCTTATGATGAAATTCAATAGCACTCAAACGATTTTTAATGAATGAGTTTGTTGCTACTGATCCTGCAACATTCATTTGAGCATATGAATGATATGCACCACCAGTTATTGCAGTAGCATTTTCTGTTGTTGAATTAGCTGTTACAGTAGAACCATCATTGAGAATACCGCCAAACACTGAAACAGCGTTATTACGTGGAGTACCTGTAAGTTCTTTAAGAGTGGTACCAAAACCAGTCCAAGTTGTGGTTGCAATTTCTTCGATACCTGCGTCAACTGTAGCTTGGTTAATAGTTGCGTTAGATACTTGGTAAATAACGTTATCAAGCTTGAAGTACAAGTGGTTCTCTGACGCTGTTGCAAAGTTTGATCGTGTAGCATGGCTACCTACGCCTTTTGCAACTGTTGTTGTCTGAAGTTTGCCCCCGGTTACCCATACAGACTGGTCCCTAGCTGCAGTGCCAACACCAGTAGCAGGTTTGGTATTTGAGACCATTGACTGCCACATAAACCAATCAGCTACAGGTTTTACGTTACCTGTTTGATTCGTGGCAGCAGTTGTAGTATTTTCAGATGCTCCAGTTTCTACACCTGTAGGACGTAAGTAAACTTGGAAGTTCCAATCAACTGGGTTAATAGCTGTATTAAAACGCTGCTGTGAACGATCAGGCGTTGTTCCTGTTTCGAGGTTTGTAATATCCTGCGTAGCAGCTGATGATGTTACAGCAAAACCTGCTAACACTTCAAGTTTCCAAGTATTATTAGGCTTCATATCTGTCATAGCTGCACCGTTGATTAAGTCAACAGTAGACAAGAAAACCTCTGAATTTCTTTGTAAATTAAGAGATGCCATCCCTTTTCTCCTTATCCGTCTATTCTATAGACAATTGTTAGTTCTACCTCTGCAATGCCGTAGGGAGTGGCTAATCCTTCATCAGTAGAAATATTATCTATTGTTATATCTAATATCCCTTTATCAGGATTATCCCCTAATGAATAGATGACATGTTCTATATCTTGAACAAGATCATCAGAGAGGTTTTGAGAATTATCTTCTCCAAATACGTATGCTCTTATGGTAACGTCTAACGTAGCTACCGTCAAACTTTTAGAATTAAAATCTCTAATTTCGACACCAGCACTAACATAGATCGAGGGAAAGTCATTAACTTCATCTAAAAATTTTAATTTTCTAAATACATTATTAAATAAATTATTAATATAAGTATACGACGAATTAAAACCAGATGTTTGTCCATCGATTTCTTTTAGTTGAGTAACTATAAATTCTACAATTTCTTTTCTTCTAGAAGGCATTAAATTCTCGTTATCGCAAATTGTCTTGCGAATTTTCTTTGAACTACTTCTCTAATAGAAGTCTCTATTAACTCACGAGGATCTCTTGTTGTTTCCTCGTGCACTCTGTAAATAGGGTCGTAAAAATATCTTATAATAGATGATTTGTAGTTAAGAGACACAACGTTAACACTTTTTGCGAATCTCCCAGTTCTGAATGTTAAAACTTGATCAGATAGGGGTGGTCCTCTTCTTGGTCCTTTAGGCATCTTATTTGTAACTCTTTGTCGAACTAAAACTGATAGTTGTTCTTTTGAAATAAACCTACCAATTTGTTTTCTGTCAGCTTTTGTTTGCTTAGTTCTTGTTATTCTAGCCCTAGCCATTGGTATACTTCCGCCAGTGGGAATTGTAACGGCAAATTCTTTTACGCCTTGTGCTGTTTTTAGTGAGGTTCTAGTTTTAGTAAAATCTTTAAAAAGTTTAGTTAAATTTTCAATTCCTTTATCTGCAGTGATTGTCGTTACTTGTTTAATCTCATTAATTAAATTTCTCTCAAAGGCATCACTCAAAGAAAGTGTTATAGAATCTTCTGTTCTTGAGTATCTAGCAATAAAAGGTGGGACTTTAAATAAACTAGCCGGAGTAATTATATTTAGAGTTTCAACTTTACCATCAACCATTTTGGATATTTGCAAAAATTTAGACTTATTGTAAAACTCAGGACCGTCACTTGTTTT